CAAAAGCTGTGGAGGTGGATACCTGATGTCTGGATTCTATATCAAGATGGATTTGGGCGAGGCAGCATTCCGGGCTACGGCGGATATCAATAAGTATGATGAGACTGTGCAGAGTGGAATTCGGCGCGTCATTGCCGAAGGTGTCCAGTCCACTTATGAGTCAGCGGTCAATAAAGCCCCCTATGGTAAGACTGGAAACCTCAAAACCAGAATCAAGAAGGAAGTCCATGGTTCCTATGGCAAAATCCGGTCAACGGCCCCGCATTCCCATTTGGTGGAGTTCGGCAGCGGCCCGCGTATCGTTGGGCCAGTAAAAAGGGCAGCATTGAAACTGCCCCGTACAGATGGGGCAATGGGTTGGCCGGGCTTTGTTAAAGGCGATATCTACAATGGCAAGATGCCTAAGGCACCTTTTATGAAGCCTGCGGCTGAGGAAAACAAGCCGAAGATTGAAGCGGCAATGGAGGAGGTATTGAAAGGTGAGAATCATTAAGAATATCCCTACAGTAGCACTTCAGCAGGCCATTCATAATCTCTTGTCAAAAGGGCAGGATAAGGCTGTATATGGAGAAGTTCCAGAGTCAGTCACCTTTCCGTATATCACGATTGATGCCATTACGGCAAAGCCCCTGGACACCAAAAACAGTATGCAGTGGAACTGCTCATTAACCGTCAATATATGGGGCGCTGATGATGGCAAGGGTAAAAAAGCCGTATATGAAACGGTATCTGATATCACCTATCTGGTATCGAAATATGGCACATTGGTTGTGATAGATGGTTTTGCTGTGCTGGATGCTCAGATTGATTTGATTGAGACATTCCCGGAACAGACTACCGGCTATCATGGCCTGATACAGATTAACTATAGCTTATCCGATAAGGAGGAATAAAAAATGGCACTTACAGAAAGCCAGTTGGCAGCATTGCCAACCAATCCGGATAGAAGTGTTGCTGAGCTGGGCAAAGATTCCTTGCTCTATATTGATGGCGGTACAGATGAAACCGCAAACTGGAAACTGGTGGGCGGCCAGCGTAACTCGCCGATTAACCAGAGTGCAACCAGTATTGATGCTTCACATAAGACGAGCGGCGGCTGGGCTTCTAACCTGGCTGGCATCAAGTCGTGGACGAGTACCTATACTGGTCTTCTCATCATGAGTGATGAGGGCTTGCAGGTGTTGGAGTATTGCTTCCGCAATGACAAGCAGGCACATGTCAAGTTCGTCTATAAAGATGGCAGTTATCAGGAAGGCTGGGCCTCCATTACGCAGTTCAATAAGGACACGAACTATACGGCGGTGTCTACGGTCAGTGTGACGCTGACTGGCGTGGGGGCAATCAGCGAAGTGAAGCCTGCTTCGGTAACGCCTTGATAGGAGGAAATAGCAAGTGAAGAAACCAGCGATTTTAGAAGTGAACGGGAAGAAATATACATTCCTGTTCACTAATCGCTCGCTGGCAATGGTGGAGCGGTCGATTGGCCGCTCTATTTTGTCAATTTTGAGCGGTAACCAGTTCAGCATTATAAGGGATATGACCATTGAAGTAACGGCGGCAAGTATCAAATACGGCATGCAGGAGCTGGGACAGAAAGACCCATATGATGTGATTGATGAAATCTGTGATGATGGTGGCCTTCTCGACCACATCAACGAGGCGATTCTGGAGGCTTGGTTCAATACCGGGATTTTTTTCAAATGGGCGGGGAAACCGGCCCCGCAGGAACAGATAGCGATGGAGGAAAGAGCGCCAGTCAAAAAGAGAAGGAAGGAAAACCAGTAAATTCATTCCTTGAATGGCTGGACTATGCAGAACCGATAGCGTACAAGATAGGCATTCATCCGGCAGAATTTGATGAGCTGCAGCCGGGGGAATTCTATAGAATGCTTGAAGCCTATATGGCACGCAGGAAAGACGAAGACTTCCGGCGTGCATATTTTACGGCCATGATGATGAATCCACATCTGAAAGAGCCGGTAAATCCGCGGGATATTTTCAATCCGCTATATTATACGCCGGAAGAAATCAAGGCGATGAAGGAGAAAGAAGCTCAGTCGGATTTGGAATACTTTAAATCATTTCAATCAGTGAAGGAAAGAGGGTGACATATTGGCTACCATATCAGAACTGCTTATAAAGATTGGCGCGGATAATTCAGGTCTGACCAAAGCCTTGGGCGATACCAAGCAGCAGATTGATACGACATTCAAGGATGTGTCACCACTCAATGAGATGCAGGGGGCACTGACAAGCACCACGGGGAAGGTGGAGGCTCTGCTGGGGTCATTCACGAAGTTTGCCGCTGTGGCGGCGGGCGGTTTTGGCTTGACTTCACTTATCTCCAGTTCAGTGGAAGCCGGTGAAAGCCTGTATCAGCTTCAGCGGCGCTTAGGCGTTACAACTGCTGAAGCAGGTCAGTTCAAAAAGATACTGGCCTTGACTGGCGGTGATGCCGACATGGCAGGCACGGCCATTATGCGTTTGGATAAAACATTGACTGGTTCCGGAGAGGCCGCAGAGAAAGCCAATCGGATTTTTGACGCATTGGGCGTGACCATGAAAGACCAGGAAGGCAAACTGCTGCCGCTTAATAAACAGCTGGAGCAGTTGTCAGAGGGATATAAGAAGGCCGAGCAGGCGGGGTATGGTCAGGAATTCGTCATGAATACGCTGGGTGCCCGCGGCCTTGGCCTTGTTCAGACACTTCGCGATTATGCTGAAGCTAAGGAGAATGCGGCGAAGATACAGAGTAATGGCCTGATTAATCCGGAAGAAATGCATCAGCTTGACCAGGATATGAAAATCATCAATATGCAGCTTGGTCAGCTGAAAAGTGCTGGCGGGGCGGCATTGGCTCCTTTGGCTAAGGAATTCCTGCCGGAAATATTGAGCGGCCTTAGCACTGCGGCACGTTTCATTGCCCAAAACAAGGAAGAAATCAAGGATGTTACTAAGACGGTAGTTGAATTGATTGCGGTTTATAAATCCTTGCAGGCTATTCAGTCGATAGGCTCAAAGGTTGGCTCATTGGCCGGCAGTTTCATGCAAAATGCCAAAGAAGAGGCTGCGCATGAAGCGAAAGAGGCTGCTCTGACAGCCCAGCAGGAAAAGGCGATTGAGCAGAGGATAAAAAACATCGAAAGGCAGGCTTTGGCCGAAGACCGTGCATATGCAAAGACTGTTGCCAAGATGGAGATTTCCGAGGCCGAGAAAAGCACGTTGCTTGCCGAAGCTACGGTAAAACGTACAACGGCAGTTGAAGCGGCAGCGGAGCGCGAGCGTGCCATTATGACGGCTATGTTCACGCAGATTAATGCTCAACGTGAAACCTCTACTGCACAGGCAGTGGAGTCCTATAATATTCAGGCCACAGCGGCAGCTGATGCGGCGGCTCGTATTGCAGGTGCCAACACAAGCGCGGCGGCTTCCAGTAATGAGATTGTGGCGGCCAATACGCGGGCGGCTGAGAGTGAGATGGCTAAGGGCAACGCCGCGGCTATTGCCGGTGAACGCAAAGTGGCGGCAGAAACAGTGGCTAAAGCTGCTACTGCTGAAACGACCGTAGCCATTGAAGCTAAGACTGTTGCCGAAACAGCAAGCGGTAATGCGGCGGTTATTGCTGGCGAGAAAAAGGTGGGGGCTGAAACGGCGGCAAAAGCTGCTATTGTGGAGACTACTGTAGCGCAGGGAGCTTTGACGGCAGCCAATGTGGGGACAGGAGTAGCCGCCGCAGGTACGTTGGCTACCATTGAGGCCGGATGTGTTGCTGCGGCTACAAAAGTACAAGCCTTGACCGCTACGGTATATGAACTTGCCGGAGGTTGGATGGCAGTAGCGGCAGCTATGGCCTATGTTGGCTATAAGATGGCACAGGGTATGGAACAGCGCAAGGCTGAAACTTATACCTATAATGGCACAGAGCATTACTACGATCCAAATACCGGACGTCTTTATCATTATGAGGATACGGATTATTCCAGTGAAAGAAGTTCTGTAAATGACACCACTCAATATTGGGGAGATTCTTTGGGCGGTGGTCGTAAGGAAGTAGAAGATGATGTCAATGGAGAAGATTTCCAATCCGCATGGTGGGAACGCCATAAAAATGATGAGGATTATCAGGCACAGTTAAAAAAGGAGGCTGCTGAAGAAGAGACAGCCAAGTTGCGTCAGCAGTTACTGGAAGCTAATCCGTTTGCCAATATTGATAAACCCAGCAAGTCATCTAGTGGTGGGGGCAGTGCTAAATCCGCATCTGCGCCAAAGCCAGTTACCTATGAGGAAACTCATCCTATAGGTGAACTGGCGGCCACGATTGCTATGAATAATTTCAGTGAAGGCCAGCAGTGGATGGGCAATCTTACCAGTGATTCCCGTATCCAGTGTGATTCTTTCACGGCCAATATTTATGCGCAGGCCGGTATTGGCGATATCGGCGGACATGATACATCTTCTCAAGCCATCAATGACGCTGCGTTCCGTGATGCCGGTGCCTATCATAGCGTTAATGATGGCTATGCGCCGGAAGCGGGCGACCTGGTGGATTCAGCTCATCATGTTGGTATCTACATGGGAAACGGGAAAGTCCGGTCGCGGGATTCCAGTGGTGGTGTGACTACGTGGGATATTGACGAATGGGATAGGCAGTTTGGTATCACAGGGTACGGTTCAATCCGTGAAGCCACAGGTGGTATGACCACTACGGAGCAGGTCATGGGTACCAGTGAACAGTCTGCAGAAGCTCGCAAGGCCGATGAAGCTCGCAGAAAGCTGGAACAAGCTAAACGTGACGCCATGACACTGTATCAGAGTATGCAGAATACCATCCGTGAAAATACTGGCACGGAATACGAGAATGATATGGCCAAGGCCCAAAATGACATCATTCAGAAACAGCTGAAAATTAATCAGCTGGCCCAAGCTGGTGTGCCCGCAGAACAGATTGAAAAACTACGCGCCAAACTTACCGAATATGGTGAAACCATTACGGAAAAGGTGGAAAAGAAGTGGCGGGAAGCTTTTGCTGAAATGAGCGATGCTTCTCAGGTGGCAATGGCAGAATCTACGCATGACTTTGAAGCCCAGGCTGAACTTGAATATCAGGTTACTATCCGTAAGCTGAAAAAAGAACGTGAGGCCAAGGAAAAAGACCTGATGAAGGATAAGGACGATTATGAAACCCGCCATACCATATCTAATTGGTATTATGCGGAAGTCAGCAAAGCTGAGGATAAGCGAATCGAAGCTAGGCGGGAGGCCCATGAGAAATATATCGAGTGGTTGCAGGAGGAAGGAAATCTTGCCATGATTATTGCCAATTTAGGCAGTAAAGAAGGTGAGCATAAGCTGCAGCGCTCAATTGATATTGAAGGGCAAAAGAAGCTGGCAAAAGAATATGTGACACTCTGGCGCGAGGCGCATGGTTCTATGGCAGATTATATCGCAGATGTGTCCGACTCGATGTACAGCAATTTATCCGACTCGATGGCAGACTTTATCCGGGGAACGAAATCAGCCAAGAATGTCCTGCTGGACTTTGGCAATAGTGTCCTTAATATGATGGCCAAGATTGCGGCCCAGCGTTTGGCGGCATCATGGATGACGGGGTTGCTGGGAGCCTTTGGTGGTGGAAGCAGTGGTTTTACCTTGAGCAACGGTACAAGCCTTGACCCTAGTTTCGGCTATACCGGCAGTGTGGTATCCGGTTTCAAGTTCGCCAAGGGCGGCATTGTGACCGCGCCTACTATGGCCATGATTGGCGAAGCCGGGGAAAACGAAGCTGTAATTCCTCTGAATGCCGAAAACCTTGCAGCTATCGGTGGCAAGGGGAAGGGCGGCAATGTGACGGTCAACATCACGAACAATACCGGCTCCAAGGTGGAGGCCGAGCAGACCACAGCAAAATGGGATGGCGAGCAGTGGGTGGTCGGTGTTGTCCTCAACGCTGTAGCTACCAATCAAAATGGCATCCGTAGCATGATTAAGGGGGTGGCCTCAACATGAGTACAAAATTATATTGGCCTGATGATGTGCCATCTCCGGCATGGCCATTCAAAGAAGAGCCGGAAAATACGTCCATTACATCGAAGTTTGAAGATGGCTCTATGCAGTCCAGGTCGAAATTTACCCGATCGCGCAGGAAGTGGACGCTGCAGTGGAATCATATCTCTCGGCGTTCCTATTTGCGGATTATGGACTTCGTTGTCCATAAGGCAAAGTTTGCGGCGAACTCGTTCATCTGGACTAATACGGACTCCATTGACCTGTCCTATGACTACATGAACCCCGATGAGGAACAGGTGGAAGTGCGGATTACCAATGTGGGCGAATGGAATAACGATGCCATGAATTACTGGAATGGCACGATTGAACTGACGGAGGTATGAGATGATTTCGTTATCAGCAGTAGCCAAGCGGGAGAAAAACAAGCTCAGCACAGATTCCAGTTTTATCCCTCTGCTGGAAATCAAGCTGCCGGAGGACTCGGCAAGGATTTGTTACAACACGGAAGACATTATCTGGAATGGTGAGCTTTGGCAGGCGTTTCCTTTCGAACTTGGCGAAATTCGCGAACAGACGGATGACAGTGACCCGAATGTGGCGCTGACCATCGACAACACCTCACAGGCTTTGCAGTATATGGTGGAACAGGCTGAAGGCGCCAATGGTTTCCAGGTTATCATCCGGGTGGTCAATACGGAGAATCTTTCCGCACCGGAACCGGAGCTGGAGGAATATTTTGTGGTGACCAAAACCACGGTCAATCAGCAGAGTATCACCTTTACGCTGGGAAATGAGTACAGCAGCAGAACTCGCCGCCCGCTGAATCGGTATATGAAGAATAACTGCCCGTTCAAATACAAGGGCATTCGCTGCGGGTGCCAGTCAGCGGAAAGTAGCTGCAATCACACGCTGACGGATTGCCGGGCAAGAAACAATTCCGCCCGCTTTGGCGGCTTTCAGGGGATAGATCAGAAAGGGGTGTATGTCCATTGATTCAGTATAGGGACCTGATTGGCGTTAAGTTCACTAACCGGGGCAGAAGCATGGAAGAAGGTTTTGACTGCTATGGCCTGGTGCAGGAGATATATCGAAGATATGGCATTACCATTCCGGACTATACGGCGGATTTTGATGACCTCGAAAAGGTCAATG